CGCCCGGCAGCATACAGGGTTATTACAATGATCTGCTGCATTTGTGGATTTACGCATATGATAACTTTGGGAATCCTCCGATCACTGAGCTGACAGAGGATGACCTGACAGAGTTTTTCTTTTATTGTAAGCAGCAAGGAAATAACTCGCGTCGCATTCGTCGTCGCATGTCGTCCGTTGCCGCTTTCTATAAATTCCTACGCAAGAAACGCATTATTCAAGAGAACCCGATGGAGTTTATTGACCGCCCGAAGAAAGATACGGACATTGTAGTCCAGACATTTCTGACGCGTGAGCAGGTTGATGAGCTCAAGAAGAAGCTCGAAGAGAATTATGAGAATGCGAACACCAGGCCGACCAAGCATATGGCTTTGCAGTATTGGGTGTACGCTATGTTTTCTCTGTCGACTATGGCTCGCGTGAATGCTATCAGTAACATCACATGGGAACAGATTGACCTAGACGAGCGTGTTGTCAATGACGTGCTTGAAAAGGAAGGCAAGGTTGTCACGCTGTATTTTTCGGTTGAGGTAAGAGATTTGCTGCTGAAACTTAGGCAGTATCGTGACGACTTCGGCATTGATGATCGCGGCCATCTGTTTGTGACGCATCGTGGTAGCGAACAATACGGCTACCCGCGTCCGGCCACTTTGCACAAGTGGACGAAGTCTATCGGGCAGATGATTGACATACCGACCCTGCATCCGCACGACTGGCGACACAGCGGCTCTCAGCTGATGAAGCTGGCCGGCGCGGAGATTCAGGATATCTCGGCTCTGCTGAATCACTCCGGCACTGACGTCACGGTGAAGCATTACTTGCGCATGGATAAAGAGAAAATCAAAGCGAACAGGGATAAGTTCGGTTTGTAATGACAAGTTTTTATACCGTATCTGGTATAATGTCAACATTTTTGAGTTGATTTATATCTGTTTGGGTACCACAAACAATTTGACCCGTGGCATTTGTCACGGGTCTTTTTCTATTTGAGGTGATTTAATGGCACAAAGAGGACGTCCGCGTAAGACCGACTCTCGTCCGAAAGCCTCGTCAGATCAAAGGACTGAATACTATTGCAGTCGATGCGGCCGTGCATACCCACAACAGCGCGGCAACTTCCCATACAACCAATCGTCACTGTACGAAGGGAATAATCATTACGCAACACTGTGCTACACTTGCGTTGATGAACTGTTTGATCATTATACAGAAACGCTTGGGTCTGAGGTTACAGCATTGCGCCGTATATGTAGCAAGCTTGATATATACTTTAGCCCTGAAGTTTTTGCGATGACCGAAAAGACAAATGCCGACTCTTCGCGGTTTGCAATGTACGTGTCTAGACTATCGTTGCGTGCGTATAAAGGTAAGACATATGATACAACACTAGATGAAGAGAAGGATTTGAACGGTAGCGATTCACGCAGTTCTGTTACTAAGAAGACTAAGAAGTTCTTCGGTGACGGCTTTGAAGAGAGCGACTATCAGTTTTTGGAGGCGCAATATAACGATTGGATCACACGTTATGAATGCCAGACCAAGGCACAGGAAGAACTGTTTAAGAATCTGTCGTTTGCGCAGCTAAACATCGTGAAAGCACAGCGGGAAGGTAAGAAGGTCAAGGACGCGCAAGATGCGTTCCAGCAGTTGCTGCGAACGCAGAACATTACGCCGTCGCAGCGTAATGATAATGCACTCGCCGACCAGAATACCTTCGGAACGCTAATCCGCAAATGGGAAACAGAGCGGCCGATCTCCGATCCTTTGCCCGAGTGGCAGGATGTGGATGGCATCGTGAGGCTTATCACGGTATATTTCTTGGGTCATCTGTGTAAGATGATCGGAGTCGATAACCGGTACAGTCGCATGTATGAAAAAGAGATGGAGAAGTACCGGGTTGAAAAGCCCGAGTATGAAGAAGACGATGAGGCGTTGTTTGACTCCGTGTTTGGGGGTCATTTGAATGAGTGACAAAAAAAAGACAGAGCGCGACGTGATGAACGCGAAAGCGAACCGTGTGATGCACGGCGTCAATACGTGGTGTTCGTTTTATCGCGCTAACCCACATCGCTTCTGCAAAGACTATCTCAATATCAATCTTAAACTATTTCAGCAGATACTCATCGTCATGATGAACATCTGCCACTATTGCATGTATATTGCTGCAAGAGGTCAGGGCAAAACGTTTCTCACCGCCGTATTTTGCTGTGTCAGGTGTATCCTATATCCCGGTACAGTGGTTAAGATTGCATCCGGTACGCGCAAACAGGCGACAGAAATACTGCGAAAAATACTTGATTTGCTTATGCCAAACTCCCCCAACCTACGGCTTGAGATTGAGACGTGGCAAATCAACCAGTCTGGCGCGTTCATCAAGTTCAAGAACACGTCGATGATTGAAGTTGTGACCGCCGGCGACACTGGCCGTGGTGCACGGGCAAACATCCTTATATGCGACGAATTCCGCATTTTGTCGCCGGAAGTGATCAACACAATTTTAAGGAAGTTCTTGATCGCGCCGCGTCACCCAGGCTATCTGGACAAGCCACAGTACGCCGATCTTGAGGAACGGAATAAGGAGATCTATTTGAGTAGTGCATGGTTTAAGAGCCACTGGTCGTTTGAGAAGGTCAAGGCGTTTGCCGCCAACCTTGTGGACGATACAAAGAAATATTTTTTATGCGGACTCCCCTATCAGCTTTCGATACGGGAACGTCTGCTAAGCAAAGAGCAAGTAGCGGACGAAATGTCCGAGGCAGACTTTAACGAAATCTCATGGTCAGTGGAGATGGACGCGCTGTTCTACAGCGATACAGAAGGCTCGCTGTTCAGCCATGAGGATATCTCGAAGAACCGTCAGCTGAAGAATGCCATTGCGCCGCCGAAGATTACGGACGCTTTCTCTAATTTGAAGCGTCCGAAGATACCGGCGCTGGCGAAGAATGAGCGGCGGATTCTATCTGCCGATATCGCGCTGCTCGCATCTAAGAAACACGAAAACGACGCTGCATCCATTTGGATCAACAGCGCCCTACCAAATTCTCAGGGTAAATATATTGCCAACATGATCTACACGGAGAACTTCGAAGGACTGCACACGCAAGACTTAGCGTTACAGATTCGGAGAATGTATGAGCAGTATCACTGCACCGATATAGCGCTGGACGTCAAAGGTTTAGGCATCGGCGTGTATGATGCTCTATGCCGTGATATTTATGACCCTGAGTGCGGCGTGACATATTCGCCGCTCAGCTGCTGCAATGATCAGAGTTATGCCGAAAGATGCAACGACCCGTCCGCGCCAAAGGTTATTTGGGCGCTACAGGCGACGCCGCAGTTCAATAATGACATGTATTTGTCGCTGCGAGAAGCATTTAAACAAGGCTATATTAACCTGCTGATTGACGAGAACGACTTTGACGATATGATGCGTGATATCAGGGCTTATGAGAACCTTGACGCATCAGATAAGGTTCTGTTGAAGAAACCTTATATCCATACGACATTGTTGATTGGCGAATTGATCAACCTTGAATATGCCGCGAAAGGCGCAGTCATTCGCGTATCGGAAAAGTCCGGCATGCGTAAAGACCGTGTGTCGTCCGTTGGCTACAATTACTATGTGATGCAGCAGATCGAAAGGAAGTATCGGGTTGCTTCCGAAAGTTTCGACTGGAGCAGCCTCGTATCATTCCGTGCTCCCGAAGTGAAGCACAGCAGAAGGTGGTGAGAACGGATGAGTCATTCCAATGGAAAGCAACCGAATCGCTCGGCGCCGCCGGCGCAAGAACTTGATATGGAGCAGATTCGTGGATACTTCGCGGCGCTAAACAGAAATCTGTTGCGCGACATTGCGCGGAGTTCCAATGATCGCACGTCGATCACGTATACGACTTATTCGATTGACGATATTTTGTCGTATTTGCGTTCGCCGGAGAGTAACGAAGCGACGCTTCGCAAAATCTCACGGCAGCTTTATCATTCATCTACGCATTACCGCCGGATGATTAACTACTACGCCTTCATGCCGTTATGGTACTACACGGTCAGTCCGTTGAATTTCGATCCAACGAAGACCAATACCAAGAATTTTCGCAAGGCTTATCAGAAGGCTATGAAATATTTGGAGAATGCAAACCTTTCGCACGAGATGTTGAAGGTTTATTTGTATGGCCTGATTGATGGCATCTTTTATGGTGTTATTTGGCAGTCTACAAATAGCTTCTTCATTCAGCACCTTGACCCTGACATCTGTCGCTTGTCCGCTATTGAGGACGGTCGCTACTGTTTCTCGGTCGACTTTAGCAAAATCAGAGAGAATCAGCTTTATCTGTATCCGCCTGAGTTCACGACTTATTATCAGGAATTCAAGGCAACAGGTACGAAAGAGTTTGAGATTCCGTCTCATTTGTCGTTTGTTTACAAACCGGATGAGACCAGCATGTTCCCATGTCCGCCGTTCATCTCTTTGGCGCCGGATGTATTGGAGCTTGAGAATACCAGAGAGTTGCTTGGGACTGCGACCGAGTTGGATAACTACAAGTTGTTGCAGATGATCGTCGAGACCAAGGATGGTCAGCCGTCAATGCCGATGGAGCTCAACACGATGTTCCTGGAGCATATTCAAAAAGCTGTGCCGTCTGGCATCGGCGTCGCTATGAGTCCCGGCAAACTGCAGGAGATTACGTTTGACCGCAGCAAGCCAACGAATAACTCGCAGGAATTGTCGACGGCAATTTCAAACTTCTGGTATAACTCCGGTACAATGGGCGCGTTGTTCGGAAATCCAGATATTACGACCAGCTCGGCGATACGTATCGCCGTTAAAGTGGACGAGGAGTATGTGTTTGGCTGCATGTCTCAGCTTGAGCGTATCATTAATGCGCTGCTGAAGCAGCTGAGTGGTTCGACCAAGTTTAAGATGCACTTTATTCAATGTACCGTGTTCTCGCGTGATGACGTGGCTGAGTCATTCAAGACAGCGGCAACGCTCGGCGTGCCGGGCAGCAAGATGGCTTACGCAGCTACAATTGGTATCCCGCAGTCCGATCTTGAGGGCATGGCGTTTGTTGAGAACAATATGATGAACGTTGAGGAGGCTTGGATTCCGCTCAAGACATCGTATACGCAAAGCGCTAATGATGCCGGGCGGCCGGAGAATAAAGGCGATGTCAGCGAGTCCACTGAACGCGGACGCGACAATGATAGTAACGCGAATAAGGAAGAAGAGTGACATATGTATTTGTATGTTTACGACCAGAATGTTTATGACAAGCTGACAAAGCTTGGTAAGCAGTGTTTCAGAGAATTCACCGACGTCAATGGCGTTCACATGTGGGTATTTATTGATGATGGTGACGAGAAGTTCGACTTGGTGGATGGGTATATCCGCAGTCCGGAACTGCACATGGCATTCTGACGGAGGTGAGTCCCATGAGCTCGAATATGCAGCTCGTTAGATTTGCAACCGCCTTTGAGGACATTCAGGACATCAACCCAAGCTTTGCGGTCGGTAAGTTGCGCATTGCGTATGTTGGTGATAATAGAAACGGCTCAAGTATTTCAAAAGATGTAATGGAGGCTGCCATCCCGACAATGTACAATTGTCCGGTTGTGGCGCACTATGATCGTGCAAGTAATACATTCGGCAGCCATGATATTGAGCTTGTCCAAGAAGACGAGAATCATTATAAGCTTGTTAATGTCACTCAGCCAGTCGGTGTTGTGCCGGCAGGGGCTGAGTGTCTTTTTGAAACGGACGTTGATGGGAATGGCGTCCAGCATGAATACCTGAGTACCACGGTTCTGTTGTGGAAACGTCAGGAAGCATATGAACACATCCGCGAGATGGACAGCATTGACGAGTCGATGGAGGTCGTGTTTGACAAATGCCACGTCGATCATCGCGGCGTCTTGATTGCGGATGCTATGCACTTTGAGGCGTTTTGCCTCTTGGAGAGCGCCGAGCCTTGCTATGAAGGTGCGGAGCTCACGATATTCAGCGCACAGGATATGCTGGATTTCAAACAGCAATACGCTCAGATGATGTCTGAGCTGAAGCAATATGCCGCTGGAGGTTTCTCCATTACGGCAGAAAAAAGCCAAGAAGGAGGAGAAGAAATGAGTCTGAACGAGACAATTATCGCCGAGATTCTTGCAGAATTCAACCTGACGGTTGAAGATCTGGACTTCGAAATCACGGAAGATATGACAGCCGATCAGCTCAGAGAAAAGGCATCCGCCTTTGCGGCTGACAATGCCGACCCGGTTGTTGACCAGCCGGACGGCGAACCGGCTGCGGAGCCTGTTGCCGATGAGCCCGAAGCGGAACCCGCAGAGGAGCCGGAAGCTGAGCCCGCTGCCGATCCCGAACCGGAAGCCGAAGAGCCGGCGGAAGAAAACGATGCTGTTGAAGAGCAGCCGGTTGAAGTCGACGCAGAGAGAAAATCGTTCGCCGCTACCTATAACGATAAGCGGTGTGCGATCAGTAACGCTCTTGATCCCATCGTTGATGGCGAGATTGAGACGTATTTCTGGCTTGTCGACTTTGATGAAAATTATGCGTTTGTTGAGCGTGATGAGTTTAACAATGCGACCGGCGCTCTTGACGAGACGCATGGTCGCTTCCCGTATTCGTTCGATGAAGAGACGAAGACGGCTACGCTGACTGGCGACTTTGAGCCGATGGTCATGGCATGGCTGACCCTGGAAGAGTACGACGCCCTTGAAGAGCGCAGAGCGCTGCTTGAGGAGCTGCTTGCTTTTAAAAAGGAAACCATGCAGAAAGATTATGAGGCTGGATTGAACGACGTGCTGAACGAGTTTGCCGATCTGCACGATGTGGAAGAGTTTGTGGAGTTTGCAAAGAACGCCAAAGAACTCGCCGCAGACGAATCGACAAGAATGGATCTGGATGACGTTCGCAACCATTGCTTCTGCATTCGCGGTAAGCAAACAAAATCATTTAACCAAAAACTTAGTGACGAGAAGGTGTCTCGCGTGTCGCTGCCGAATACAAAACCGGTTGATACGTCTGACCCCGTTGGCCTCTTGTTCGCTAAATTTTCAAAGTAAACTTTTGGGAGGAATACAACTATGGCATATGGTGTTGTGAGAACCGACAACCTGAGCGGCATTATTGATGGCGCTCGCCTCGCTACGGTTCACTTCTATGATGGCGCCAATAAAGCCGCTATCGAAAACGGTAATATTATTTCGCTTGACGGTATTGATGAGCGCGGCGTGTATAAAGCGATCGCTCCTTCGGCGCAGCAGGGTCTTGGCAAGCTTGGTCTTGTGGCCGGCGTTGAAATCATGTATGACCGTCAGTATAAAAATCTTGACGAATTCATCAATCCGGCTGGCGCGGAAGTTCGCGTTTACATTCTGAAGTCCGGCGACGTGTTTAGTGTGACTGCAGACGCTCTGAGCGCTGCTCCGAGCGCGAGCACCGTTGGTGTTGAAGTGCAGGCTGGCACGAAGCTGAAGGTCGTTACCGCCCTTACAAACGCTGTTGCCGAGTATCTTGGCTCCGATTCCGAGAATGGCTACACGTATTATAAGTTCCGCGTCATTTAACGAGATACTGGTATAGGAGGTAACATTTATGGATAACGCAATTATTCGCCTTGCTGTCGAAATGACCAAGGGCAAAAAGTCGTTTGATTACAACGACAAAACCTATAGCCTGAATGAAGCTACGGAAGTATTGCGTCAGGCGCTGATTGAAGCGAATGGTGGCAACACAAACTTCAAAGACTATAAATCCTATCGCCGTAACAAGAACCAGATCTTCGAAATTATCGAAGAGCTCATTCCGGTTATCCTTGAGGAAGGCCTGAATGGCGACGAGTTCTTTGCGAACTTTGTCGACGAGCGTAACCTTGCGCTTGGCGACACAAACGAATTCTACATTCCCGACAACTCGACCTTTATCGTTACGAAGATCGCGAATGGCATCGCCACTCCCGACCGTCAGAGACTCGATCATGGCCGTAAGATTATTGTGCAGACGACTCCGCATGCCGTCCGTGCTTATGAAGAGTTTGCGCGCTTCATGGCTGGCCGTATTGACTGGCCGGCGCTGTGCGCGAAAGTGGCCGAGAGCTTCAAGAAGGCTATCTGGGCTGACATTTTTGCCGCATTCTCCGGCATTGATGGTTCTACAATCGGTCTGAGTGAAAACTACGTCGTTAGCGGCTCCTTTACGACTGCCAAGCTGAATACGCTGATTGCGCACGTTGAAGCTGCTACCGGCAAGCCCGCTACGATTGTTGGTACGAAGGCTGCGCTTGCGAAGTGCGAAGGCACTGAGAAGTCCGACGGAGCCAAAGAATCCATGCACAACGCTGGCTTCTATGGTATGTTCGACGGCACGCCGATGATCATGATTCGTCAGCAGCATGCGGCTGGTACAGAAGACTTCCTGTTCAATGACAACGAAGTGTATGTTGTGGCTTCTGATGACAAATTCCTGAAGCTTGTTCATGAAGGTCAGACGATCGTTGATGATCGTGACTTCACCATGAACTCTGACATGACGATTGAATATCGTATGTTCATGTCGTGGGGTGTCGCACTTGCGATCAGCGGCAAGATTGGTAAGTATACCATTTCGTAATTATTGTATTTTAGTTTGATGGATGTCCCGCCAATAGGTGGGGCATCTTTCTGAATGAAAGGACATTGTTTATGGCAAATACTGGTAAGCCGGCAGCAAAGAAGCCGGCAAAGACACCTGCGAAAACGTCGCAGGATGGCGTCGAAAAGAAGGCCGCCGCTACCAAGCAGAAAGAACCGAAGCTGACCGATAAGGTTTGCGTCGTGTCTTGCTCTTACGGCAGCTTGATTTATGTCAACAAGCATACAGGTTTCACGGTCGAGTGGGATCACTTCGGTGACTCTGCGTATATGACTGTGGAGGAATTGATTGCGATGCGCAACGGCCAACGTGCGTTCTTCGAAAATCAGTGGGTGCTTTTGACCGGCGACAATGCTGACGCTGTTATTAAGTTTTTGCAGCTTGAAAAATATTATACAACCATCACGAGCGTTCAAGATATCGACAATCTCTTCCAATGCACACCTGAAGAACTGCCCGGCGTTTTAGCGCGTTTCAGTTCGTCTGCGAAAGAGACGATTGCCCGCAGGGCGAAGGAATTGGTTGACGATAAACGTCTATCCGATATCAATGTGATTCGGGTTTTGGAGGAGTCGCTTGGCTTTGATTTGATCTCGTGATACGAAAGGAGAATGTATGGAAACAACGACATTTTCCGAAGTATTCGAACGAGCGATGTTTCAATTCCGCGACAGATCAATCATGCATCTGAACATCGAAGACCGTGAGCGTGTGCTGACACAACATATGCTTGCCGGTATGAACGATTTTCAAAGGGTGTGTCGAATTGATTTGCCGTATAACATGGCGACGATGTCTTTTGAGGTCAAGCTGGGAAATGAAGAATTGGAAATTCTGGCGCTTGGGACGGCAACTTATTGGTTAAAGTCGCGTGCGCATGATGAGGACGTGTTACATAATCGTCTGTATACGAAAGATTATAACTTCTTCTCCCCTGCTAACTTGCTGCGTGAAATAAACAGTTTGCTTAAAATTACGGAAGACAAGTTCCGCAAAAGCATTGTTGAGTATTCGTACATGCACAGCGACCTTGCGAACCTGAAAGTGTGAGGTGTCGCGATGTCCCTGTCTGTATATATCCACCATGTGACTGGTCGTGTGTTCAAGCTTCTTGCTATTAAGGAGCGAGAGCTGTGCGGGCAGGACGCATACTTTGCAGACTACATTGATAGTCTGATGATCGATATGCTTGGTGCGTTGGAGACCTTTCCGGCACTTGGTGAGAATAACGATTATATTGTTGTTACCAATATTATTAACTACCTCAAGATCAACGATGTGCCGTATAAGGCTTTGAAGCGTGAAGTATTTAAGTCACTGCGGTTACTGAATAGGATCGAAGCGCAGGCCGGAGGTGGTTCGCAATGAGCTGGGATGTGTATGATCGTCTCATGAATGTCTATGGCACGAATGAGGCTGACCGCGCTGTCGCTACTGCGAAGGAGACTTTCTATTTGGAGGCAGTGGATAATCCAGGCTACCATCCAGACTGCAAGCGCAATGGCGTTCCTCAGAGGTTTTTGATTGAAAGAACCGACGTTCCGTACAAGGCGAAGTTCGTGACATTTCCGGATGAAGAGATTTGGCCGGGCGATTTGATTGAGGTAGATGATCTGATTTATATCATTATCGAACCGCCAAGATTTTTGGATCGTATCAATTGGGCGGCTGTCGGCAGATTGTGCAACATCGATTTAAAGTGGCAGGATTTCGACGGTCGCATTTGCAGTTCTCCGGTCTGTTTGGACGCTGGCGTATATTCGACGACCGTTAATGGCACAGATACGATTCAGGCGCCGGACAAACAGTTTAAGCTGTTCATGCCGTTTAACGATGACACGGCAAAGCTGTATCTGGACAAGCGTATTGCTGTGGATACACGATACGATCAACACGGAAATCTCATATTGGAATGCTATCGCATCACTGGTATGAACCGTGTTGCCAAGACGTACGGCGAAGGTGGACATTTGTTGATTTGTGAACTGCGCTCTTCGTTGTTTTCAAAAGAGCATGATAATGTAGATCTGATGATTTGTGACTATATTGATGTGGCTCAACCGGAACCTGTAGACACTGAGCTTCCGTGTGAGATTCTTGGGCGATCGAAAATTCGTATGGGCAAATC